AAACGTTGCTTGATGCCATGCAGATCAATGAAGCGGTAAAGGCTACAATGTTCAATGCAATCGAATCAAACGCATTTTCTAAAATCGAATTGAATAGTGATTACAATTTCACAGATACCGCAACAAGACGCCCGCGCATGCAGGCGGTTTTTGTTGTCACTGGAACCAACATTTGAAAGGAATAAAAAAATGGCTAATGATGTAACAAAAGTAACTGCCGGCAAGCCTAAAACCGGCGGCGCAATTTATTCCGCACCGGTAGGCACAGCACTGCCGACAGATGCAACAACAGCGCTCAATGAAGCCTTTGAAAACCTTGGCTATATTTCTGAAGATGGTGTAACACAGAACATTACACGTGATTCGGAAAGCATTAAGGCGTGGGGTGGCGATACTGTTATGACTTCACAGACAGATTTCGCTGAAACATTCACATTCAGAATGATTGAAGCCCTTAACCTTGCGGCTAAAAAGGTTTCCTTTGGTGCCGAAAATGTAACCGGAACACTTGAAACCGGCGTAACAGTTAAGACCAACGCAAAGGAACTGCCGGCGCAGTCCTATGTTATTGAGATGATTCAGAACAGTTGCCTTGTGCGTAAGGTTATTCCGAATGCGAAGGTTACCGAGCTTGGAGAAATTCAGTATGTTGACGGGCAGGCGGTTGGCTATGAGCCGACAATTACAGCCCTGCCGGATTCTGCCGGAAATACTTCCTACGAGTATACAAAACGGGCGTGAGGTTGACGCATGGCAGAATATAAGGGTGTAACAAAATCCGGTTTTGAATTCTCTATCAATGAAGAAAACATTGATATGGAATTGATGGATGATTTAGCAGATGCGGAAGAAAACAACGCCTTAATTGGGCGCATTATCATGCGGATGCTTGGGAAAGAACAGAAAAAGCGGTTTTATGATTTCATTAGAACCGAAAACGGCAAAGTGCCGATTGATAAAGCATCGGAAGGCATGATTGATTTTTTTGAAGCGATAAAAGCCGGAAAAAACTTATAACCCTTGCCGCAATGATTCGGCTTGACCGTGATGCACTGTTATGCGATTTAGCCGAAACATATCATATATATGACCCCAAGGCGCTACCGGTTCAAACGGTGGCGCTTTTGGCGTGCGGTTTAAGGGAAGATAGCAGAATAAAGCAGAAAATAAACGGCACACAGGTGCCGGTGAATACTTTACTTCTTGCGCACATTGTTGACCGTTTGAGCATTTTGATATGGCAAAAAACCAAGGACGGGCAACGCGGGCGCAACAAACCGGAATCAATTGTTGAAATGATGATAAACGCAAACAAGCGCATTACGAATCACGTTGATGCATTTGAAACACCGGAAGAATTTGAAGAAGCGCGCAGGCGCATTCTAGAAAGGCGGTAAGCATGGCGAACTTGGGAAAGGCATACGTGCAAATCGTTCCAAGCGCCGAAGGCGTTGAGGGCAAAATACAAGATGTTCTTGATCCCGAAGCGAAACAGGCCGGCGAAAAATCCGGTTTAAAAATTGCGGGCGCCCTTGGGAAGGCGTTAACGGGTGCTTTGGCGGCGATTGGCGTGAAGGAAATTGTTTCATCCGCCCTTGATGCCGGTGGAGCGCTTGAACAGTCCTTTGGCGGTTTAGATACCATTTATGGCGATGCGGCGGCACAGGCAAAACAGTTTGCAATGGAAGCTTCAAAAATGGGCATTTCCGCAAATGATTACGCAGAACAGGCGGTTAGTTTTGGCGCATCGTTAAAACAGGCTTTTGGTGGCGATACCGAAAAGGCAATGCAGGCGGCAAATACCGCAATTTCAGACATGACCGACAACGCGGCGAAAATGGGCACACCAATCGAAAACATACAGACCGCGTATCAAGGTTTTGCAAAGCAGAATTACACCATGCTTGATAACTTAAAGTTAGGTTATGGCGGCACAAAGACCGAAATGGAGCGCCTTTTGAAGGATGCACAGGCAATAACCGGCGTGAAATATGACATTAGCAACCTTGGCGATGTGTATGATGCTATTCACGTTATACAGGGCGAGCTTGGGCTAACAGGTGTTGCGGCGGCGGAAGCGGCTACAACGTTACAGGGTTCCTTTGGAGCCATGAAGGCCAACCTTCAGAATTTCCTTGCGGCACTTACAACCGGCATGGATGTTTCTGCGCCGCTTTCAGCATTGATTGAAAGCGCCACAACATACCTATTCGGCAACCTACTGCCGGCAGTTATGAACATTGTGCAGGCTATACCTGGCGCGGCTTCAACGGCATTCAATACAATCGCGCCAATGGTTGGGCAGGCATTTCAAACAATCGTGAGCCGCGCGCCGGCGTTCTTTATGACCGGAACAATCATGATACAGAATGTTATTAGTGGCTTCATAAACAGATTGCCGCAGTTTATAGCAAAAACCGGCGAAATGATCACAAAATTTGTGCAATTCATCTTGCAGAATTTGCCGAATATCTTACAAGCAGGCGCTAACATTATGCTTACACTTGTTACAGGTTTTGCAAACAATTTGCCGCAAATTGTGAGCGCGGCCGGGCGTGCTATGAGCGGATTCATAAATATGGTAATTCAGAATCTTCCGACAGTGTTGGCGCGTGGCGGCGATATTCTCATGCGGTTGGTTATGGGTATTTTGAATCAGATGCCGCGTTTGATTTCTGCCGCCGGGCAGGCACTTGCGCAATTCTTGCAGGGTGTTGCCAACCGTCTGCCGCAAGTCCTTTCTATGGGTGGGCAGATCATTGCAAACATTGTTTCCGGTTTATTGAACGCAATTCCACAGATTGGCAGTGCGGCAAGCAACATTGTTTCAAGTATCAAGCAATCATTTGCCAATACTGATTGGCTTTCAATCGGCTCAAATATTATCAGCGGTATTGCAAGCGGTATTTCCAACGGTGTCGGTTCAATCATTTCCGCCGCAAGAAGCGCGGCACAAAGTGCATTTAACGCGGCAAAGAGTAAGCTTGAAATTGGTTCACCTTCTAAGTTATTCGCGCGCGGTGTTGGCCGTTGGATTCCGGAAGGTATCGCGGTAGGCATTCGCAAGAATGTAGGCGTAATTGATGAAGCCATGAATGATTTGAGCGCAGAAACGGCAGGCACATATGCGGCAGATATTACCGCAGGGCGTTATATGTACGGCACAGGTGCGGAAGATGTTGCGCGTGGTGGATTTAGCCAAACACTTAACATTTATTCACCTACGGCGTTAAATCCTTCCGAAATCGCAAGGCAGACACGGAACGCAACGCAACAGATGGCGCTGTCATTAAGTGGGGTGTAATATATGGCGTACGTGAATAGAAGTATTACATGTTCAAACGATGACGGTTTTTCGATAACGTTTGGGGAAAAGGGGCTTACCCCTTTTCTTTTGGTTAACGCTGAAGGTGCATATTTCGCTGATAACAACGTAACAATCAGCGAAAACACAATGACGGACGGCGGCGCATATCAAGGCAGTATTGCAAAGGTGCGCAATATTGTTCTTACGCTGAAGGATTTAACAAACCACGTTTATAACAGAAATCTGATTGATGCGCTTTTTAAATCCGGTTTGCCCGGAACGCTGATTTTCAAAGAAGACGAAAACGAAAGACAGATTAAATATTACGTTGAATCAATTGACAGCACAGGCGAAAGCGGAGCGCGCACATACACCGTTTCATTGCTTTGCCCCGACCCGTTTTTTTATGCAATGGGTGATGTTGTTGTATATCTTGCGGCATGGATGGGGAATTTTACATTCCCGCATGATTTTCTTGTTGCACGTGAGGAATTCGGGTATAGATCAAATCAGCGTTCACAGAACATTCAAAACGAACAGGCTGAAAACGGCATTGGAATGGTTATAACCATTTCAGCGGCCGGCGCTGTACAAAATCCTTCAGTTATTCGTGTTGAATCAAATGAAGCTATACAGATTGGAACGGCAAGCCACCCATTCACAATGGGCGCGGGCGATACCATAACAATCACAACTTCAGACAATGATAAACACGTATATTTCACGCATAACGGTATTACAACGGAAATCAATCAATACATTACAGAGGATTCTGTTTTCATTCAGCTTATGCGTGGAAATAACAATATCGGTTATGCGGCGGATGTTGGCGTTGATCAAATGAGCGTGCGGATTAGTTACCGTTTAAAGTATGCGAGTGCGTAATTATGGAATTAAGAATATACAATGCAGAAATGCAGTTTTTAGGTTTGATTGAAAATCAAACTTCCGTGTTATGGAATCGCAAATATTTTGAACCGGGAAATTTTGAAGTTTATTGTCCAGTGACGCCAAACAATCAGAACCTTTTACAGCGTGGCAATCTTGTTTGGATTAGGGGCGCGGCTGAAGCGGGTGTAATTGAATGGCTAATCATTGAACAGGATGATTTGCGCAATCAGATCACAGCAAAGGGGCGCTTTTTATCTTCCTACATGAGCCGGCGCTTAATCCGGCCAACCTACAACATTCAAAACGGATTAGTGGAAACGGCAATGCGCGCGATTCTTTCAAACGCGGCGCCGCTTCCGCTTGTTCAATTGGGTGAGGTAAAAGGATACACCGAAAGGGTATCATTCCAGGCATCTTATAAAAACTTACAGGATTACGAAACGAAACTAGCACGATACGCAAATATCGGCTATCGTTTCCGCCCGGATTTCAGTAATAAAACAATCACATTTGAATTGTATAAGGGTTTAGATAGAACGTTTGGGCAATTTGAGCGTTCCCGTGTTGTATTCAGTGAAGCGTATAGCAACCTTTTAAGTGCTAAGTATACGTTGAATGATCAATTGTTAAAAACGGTTTGTTATGTTGGCGGGCAGGGTGAAGGAAGCGCAAGAACAATAACGATTGCCGGTGATGATACATTGACGGGCTTGGAACGCCGTGAGGTGTTTTTAAATGCATCCGACATTTCAAAAGATGATCTCACACAGGCGCAGTATATCGCCGCACTCAAACAGCGCGGCACGAATGAGCTTCAAAACGATGCCCTTGCCGAATCGGTTGAATGCGTAACAGATGCAAACAGTAACTTTGTATACGGCCGGGATTATGACCTTGGCGATATTGTTGCGATTCGTAAAGAAGAATGGGATTTACTCATAAATTTACGAATTACAGAGTTAACAGAAATTTATGAATATGGTGCAATGAAGGTTTCGCCGGTGTTTGGCAATCCGTTACCTAGCACTATAGATTGGAGTGAAAACAATGGCTGATAATTTTGGATTATTTTGGAATTCTATCAACGCTGATAGAACATATGATGCAGATTCGTTTGCCGAATGGTTAAGAAAGTTTTTTACAACCGGCGTTTTTAATGGCGAAATGCAAGTAACACCGGATAGCGGCATGGTTGTAAACGTGGCGCCTGGTTATGCAAACATTGATGGTAAGGTGCGCTTTTTTGAAAGCGCGCAGGCGTTCACCATCGAACCGGCTTCCGGTGTGTATCCGCGTATTGATAGCATTGTGGTGCGCAGTGATTCCACGGCGCGCGCAATTACGTGCGAATACGTGAAAGGTGATTATTCCGGTGAAACACCTACAGCGCCAACACCTACACGCGCCGGCGGTGTATATGAAATCGTGCTTGCACAGATTTACGTGAGCGCAGGCGCAACGGCAATAATGACAAATGACATTACCGACACGCGTGCGGATGATGAACTTTGCGGTTGGGTAACTTCAACGGTTGAAGGTGTGCCAATGGATCAAATTGTTTCGCAGATGCAAGCGGATTTTCTTGCGTGGTATGACCGGATGAAAGGGCAACTTTCTGAAGATGCGGCCGGAAATCTTCAGCTTCAGATTGATGAAGCAAATACCCGCATTGATGGCGTTGATACAGAGATTGGCGATACAGATATTTCTGCGGTAGGTGATGGAACAATCACCGGCGCAGTTAGAGCGTTAAATAATGGTTTACGCGACTATGTTATTATTACGCAAAGAACAAGCGCAGAAATTACAATTAACGCTAATGACAGAGGTGTTTTCACCGTTGATGTCAGCAAGAGCGGATACACTCCTATTGGTATAGTTGGTATTGCGTTAAGCAATAACTGGATGTATGTCGGTGGTTATTCAGTAACCGGGAATATTGCACAGGTAATAATTCATAACGGCGTCAATAGAGTGCAGTCAAATCAGACTGTATATCTTACTGTACTCTATAAATTAACGAATGTTTAATGTCGTTAAATCAGCATTTAATTCATCAAATAAGAATCATAAAAACCGAATTATGTTTCTTACAAACAGCAAACAGGGCGCGCAAAAACATAAGCGCGCCTTTTCATTGATCAATTAGAAAGGAAGGTATTGAAATGGCTTCTTACAAAATTAGCGCGGTTTACCCGGAATATGTTTTTCAGCGCCTTGGAGCG